CCCAATCCAACAGCCAACGCAGCAGCAGCGATTGCGTAAAGTCCTGGTTGTGTTGCTTGTGCAGCCATGCCCATAGCAAATATACCAACAGCAATAACACCAAATAAAAGATAAAAGGCAGGGGATTTTGTAAGGTGGAAAGTTGTAAAAATCAACGCCAAAACACCTAGAAGGAGACCCAATGTTCCAAAAGCAAATTTTGATGCCAATCCTAGTGACATGGTACCCGCTGAGACAGCTGCTAAAATAGGTGGCATCACAATGCCAATCGTCTTTAACCCAACCAGTGCAGCGATGGTTGTGTAGATGTTCTCCGTGGCATAAAGCAAGAGGTTAGATAAACTCCTCAATCCGCTAACAATCGCATTGATGGTCTCAGGGTTCGAAGTAATTTCCGCAAACATGTTGGCAAGCTGTTTGGTTAGAGGCAATGTTGCTTTTGCAAGATCTCGCATGGTCTTTCCCATTTCTTTCTGGAGATTAACTGCATCTATCTGTGCTTGCTCTTCATCTGAAAGTGCACCGCCTAGGAACTGCACCGCCTCACCGACACTTGCAAAACCCATTGCGTCTTTAAGTGCTAGTTTTTGATATCGTGACATATTGTCTACCGATAAGTGACCCAGTTGTTGTTGTAAGTATTCCATTCTTTGGCCAGCATCCATGGACGTCATAGCCATCGAACTTATGCTGGTTCCAAACAAAGCATTTATTTGACCTGCTTTGGTCGCTGCTCCGCTAAACTTATCAAAGCTTTCTGCTATGGTATTCAATTGTTTAATTGCTATACCCGTTCTTTTAGACTGCTCAGCAAGGTCCAAAAAGACTCTTTCCATTTCGTCTCCATATCCAGCTAGTGATGATGACATTGAAGCAAAGTCTTCAACTATTTGACCAGCGGTCATACCAAATGCTTTTGAATTTCCGGCAAGAGCCAAAGTTAGATTACTGACGTCTTTTGCATTGCGTCCCATACCAACAGACATAACTGTTAAAATTTTAGCAGCATTCGTTGCGCTACCCCCTAAAGACTCCAAGGTTGCAGTATTTAATTTGAGTGCCTCGTTGGCTGCGGTGGTTTGACGCGATAAGCCGACAAAACCAGTAGCCAATGTTGACACGATGGTTCCCTGATCAGCAGCGGTTAAACCCATTTTGGTGATTTCCGCAGAATTTGAAACCAAAAGATCCTGATAGGCCCCTAGTTCCCCAAAAGATGAAGATAATTTTTTAGCTGCTTTATCAAACTCCAATGCTGTTTTAATCAAATTGTCAAATAAGCTGCCCAATAAATTTCCAACACTTAAAGTTTCTTTAAATGAGTTTCCAAGTGAATCAAAGGCTTCTTTTCTTGCTGCCGCTGATTGAAATTTGGTCAGCTTCAAGGCGCCGCCGACCAACGCTCCTCCGAACGTATCACCACTCTTTGCGGCAATCCCAAAAGCTTTAGTCATTGACGTTAGGCTACCATTAAAATTATCTCCAATTGATTTGGCTTCAATCAGCTCTCCTTTTACAGATTCAATCTTTGCCGCAAACTCCTCTTCGGATAGTTCCTTAGCAGCTTTTGAAATTTCTTCAAAAAGTAGTTTATTTCCTTTTGCGAAATCTTCGTATTTTTTGGATAGACCTTCTATTACAACCGCGCTAGTATCGATATCCTTCATTGCATCTTTAACATCTGCTGCGTAATTTGATATCAAGATTTGCTGGCTTTCTAGATTTCTTTTTTGTGCTTGAAATGCCTCACCCAGTGACTTATTTATGTCGGCTTGGATTTGTTTTTGTCTGAGCAATTGCTCATTTGTCATTATTTTGGCTTGTACAATCTGATCAGCAAACTTTGCTTGTTGCTCGGATGTTTCTACCGGGTCTACTGCTGTGTCACGACCAGTTGTCGTTGGATCGTTTGGTGGCTTTCGAGTTGTCATTTAATGCCCTCTTGATTGTAATTAGTTTTTAATAAAAAATGCCTAGCTTTAAAGCCAAGCATCATCTTTTTGCTTTTTCCATTTCTTCTTTTTCTTTTTCATATTCTTGAATTGTTCTATCAAGCCACCATTGTCTAAGTCCAACAGGTAATGAATAAAGTTCAGATAGAGACCATCCACCATAATGTTTAAGAGTGAAAAACACTTCATAAACGCTTTTCATGTATTCATCTGTCAGGCCAAAAAAAGTCCGTATTAAACGGAACCTCCATTTCTTGTTCGAAACTACAAGACTCACATTCGAAAATTTCTTTAATTTGTATCGCTGAAGTAAGATTACTAAATACTTTTCTTATTTCTCTAGCTTCAAACGCTGGCACATTCTCGACAAAATGCTTTACGATGTTGGGGTGATTGTGCCCATTGACTGAAGAAATAAATAGAGCCATTTGAGTACTTAATGCTGCTTCTTCATTCTTATTATTCAAAGCTTTGAAAATAATGTTTTCATCATGCCCGGTAAGAAGTCTCATTTCAACTTTTATTTTTGATAGACTGGTGACATACATGTAATTGCCATTTTCCATCTCTTCGACATCTTCATTCATGTCCGGATCTGTTATTTCTGGACTTGATAGATCAAAAGACATTTTTTGCTTATGGTTGCAAGATGGACATTGAACTTTCGTTTCATAAATGTGACCATATGCAGAAGAACGAGCGGCAATTATTATTGCATTGCGATCTCCCACAAGGATGTCTCTTGCTTTTATTTCTTTTTCGACCAAAAGATTGTTAATCAATCTATCCAAAGCCAACCCTTTTTTTAATAAAGATCGTGAAGATAGGGTGTCTTCATCTTTTGTGGTCATGAAACGTATTTCAATCATTTCTTTATCTCGTAAAGGGTGTCCTTGCGGATAGCCAACCCCTTTCGATGGTAGCTCAACAAATTCTGTTGGCGTTACAAAATTCAAAACAGTGCTGGGATCAACAGATGCTGCTTGGCTTCGTCTTGTTTTTGTTCGTTCTTCATTATTTCTTTTCATTTATACCTCTTTGTTAAATAATTATTATGCTGTGTCATCATCGGGATTGTCTTCATCAATGTAATCAAAAGTATCCTGTACAGGCAGTATTTCTATAGCTTCTCCCTCTGTTGCCTCTGTTGGCACTGGATAGTTCAGTATTTGATCAAGCTGCTCGTTTGTTATTTCTCCACTTGGGAAGGCAGCTTGTTCGTGCTCCATCTCATTCTCAATGCGCCACTGATGTCTCAGAAATTGCCCTCCGACAGATTGTTCAATTCCTTCTTCATCTGACAAGGGCTCCATGGTTTCGTAGTTTTCCACAAAATTGGATTGGTCAAATATACCACCCAATTCGGCTCCGAGCTCCCCGGATTGTCCTGTCGGTTGATTACTATCCAATGCCTGTTGTGCTGCGAAAATTCTTTCAGCTTCTTCTTCTTGCAGTCGTTCTGCTTCCTGTTTTAATTGCTCCATTCGTTCTTCATTTGCTTCATTAATACCTTGCAAAAGACCCTCATCTCCATCTGCGAATATTTCATCACCGGTGAGGTTTTCGATCTCAACACTCTGCTGCATTTCTTCGACACGTTCTTTGGCTGCATCATAAATATCCTCGTTCGTAAATGGAAGATCTGTTCCAATTCCAAAATCTGTACTGCCGGATTCTATAAAATCGTCTACTTGTTCTTGCAGTTCTTCTGCTAGGATCTCTTGTTCCAAGATAGATGCCTTAGCCAGTTGCTGATCAATTGCTTCTTTGTTTTGAAGTGAAAACTCACGTTCAGCGGGGCTCATCACGCCATCTTGATCAGCATCAAAAAACCCATCTTTAAACATTTCTTGGTTTTCTTCTAGAGCATCTCTAGCAGCATCGGTGTCAGCATAATCGTCAAGATCCATTATTGTCCGTTGTTGTTCTGAAAACGCGGCTTCTAATTCTGCAAGGTTTTCTTGTAAGGCTAATTCTGTATCGACTGTTGCCTTGGCTTCTGCGAAGTTTTTCATCCATGTCTTAAATGTTAGATAGTTAAATTGCTGTATTGGCTTTCCGATTGCTTCTCTATCATAGATTGCCCAATCATAGACGATGTTCAAAGTATATTCTATCAGATTATCTGAATCATAGGCAAGATCCCCCCAACCAATAGACTTTACAATAGGGTTAACCAAGTGCCATGCTTCGGTCACGGTCCCACCCACAAGGCCGTTTGTCTCTGGTCCTTCTGGGGATAATTGATAAATAGAGATTTTTTGTCTTATTGTACTAGCCTCCGCACCATCAATTCTTCCGGTCAAACCTCCACCAAACGAATTTGCAATCGTTGATGATTTTTCTGGGGTTGTTATGGTTCTATAGCTAGAGTCTTCCACGATATCAGCTGTCGCAAGATCATCTCTAAAAGTTATACGAGTGGCAACATGGTGTCCTCCGCTGTTTGTTTTCTTTTGGTCTTCAACGTTGTTGTAATATGGGTTTTTTGAAATAGCACTTGATCCATCTAGATAAGGGTAGGCATAACCTGTATTGTTCAGAATTTGCCATAAGAAAGCTGATGTGTCAAACGTAGACTCATCGGCTAAAGCTAGGCCATTCATGTCGACAAACTTAAGTTCAATTGGTTGCCATGTGGCATTTCCTGGGTAATTGAACTTATGATTGATCAATCGATACTCTTTGGTATCAAAATCAACCTTTGGTTTCCCAACACTTTTAACGCTAGGAATATAAAAATCAGCTCCAAAAACCACAATGAATTTACTTTGGGTTTTTGGATGCAGTTTACTTGAATTCCACCATGCCATTAGACACTCTCTTTTTAAGCAGTGAAGAATGTTGCAGCATTCTCACCATCAACAGTCAAACATGTAGCCCAATCATAACGTAGTTCAATATCAATTGTTGAAATGTCATCATTTTCATAATCTAGCTCCGAAAAAGAAATTTTCTTGATAAATGGGTTTTTAAGGTCCCAAGTTTCGATTTGATTTCCATCTGCGTCTATCTGAAGAATTTTTACGGCACCCAATGAAGATGCGGCTTTGTTTTTTGAAGTTGTAGTAAGAACGTTAGCGTCTCCGGGAACTCTATAACCAGATTTACGAACTGCTTCGTTAAGCCTAAATAGTGCACCTGGGGTCAAAGGATCAACAAGTGTCATAGAAATTGCTTGCCATTCAACTTTTCCGGGATAATAAAATGTATGGCCCAAATAAACATGCTTGCTTTCGGCAATTGTGAAGTTAGGTTTAGCTACCTTCTTTGCCCACCATATAGATGGTTCAGTTCCTTGAACTTCTGTTATGTATACTTGAAATCTAAAATTTCTTTTAGGATCTCTCTCTGGGGTTGTTGTCCAAAATGCCATTATTATGTTCTCCTATAATTTACTATAACTAGTTGGCTTACGCAAAATCTGCGCCTGTGCGAGTGATTACAAAGTCAATTGCAATGTATTCAATAGCTCTCGCTGGCTTTAAAAATACCTTAGCATATAGAATGTTTCTATCGATAAGATCTGCTGTGGTTGTAGAAGAGTCTAGAATTAGGCGATAATCTGTAA